GCACGACAAGGAGGAACCAAATCCTGCCGGAGTCGCGGCCTACCGTGCAACGGTCGGAATCCTCGAGAAGTGCCCCTTGTGGACTCGAGTGCTCATCCCCACCCCGCAGCATGACCGGGAATGGTTTCGCAACCTCCGGCCCAAATCCAAGCAACCAGGCCACCTGTGGATCAGCGAGCACCAGACCCTCTCTGAGAGGCTTGTCCAACTCGGAGTGGCAACCAAAGAGCAACCAAAAGACGGAGCGTCGCTATTTGATGGGACTTCGATTCGCACTAGCCAGGAGGACTCAGGACTATGGTCGTTTTCGCCGAACTGAATGCCGAGATGACGCATCTCATGCCCCACAATTCCAGCCCGCATGGACGATACCGCAGGCAGGCTAGAGGCACCGCGCCCACATGCTCATGCTGTGGTGCCAAGTACAAAGCCGCCTCCACTCGAGAGCGGATCACTTGGTACTACCGTCAATGTGCATGTGCCCCCAAGCATGGCATCCCACGCCAGAGGCCTAAACGATACTGATGGCACGCAAGCGACCGCCAGCCGCAGCAGCTCCCGAGGATCCCGAGGACGACGACAACGAGTCTGGCTCGGAGCGTCCCAAGGACTCTTATGCCAAGCACCGCAAACGCCAGGCCTCCAAAGCCAAAGAGGAATCGACCGAGGCCAGAGACATCGGCCCGATTCCGGCAATCGTCAATGCGAAGCGCCGAGAGTCCTGTAGGCTCAACCTCAAGAAGTACCTTCTCACGTACTTCAAAGAGTCCTTCCCGCTGCCGTTCAGTGAGGACCATGAGCGGATCCTCAAGGAAATCGAAGAGCGAGCGATCAACGGAAGCTTGAAGTGCATCGCCATGCCGCGAGGGAGTGGCAAGACAACTGTCCTGTTGCGAGCCCTGCTCTGGGTGCTGTCCTATGGACATCAGCGATTCGGAGTCCTAGTCGAAGCCGACGAAGGTGCTGCCGAGGAATCGCTCGATGTGATCAAAATGGAGTGGGAAACCAATCCACTGCTCCTGGAGGATTTTCCTGAGATCGCTTTCCCAATTCGATGCCTCGAGGGAATCACCCAGCGAGGCAACGCGCAGACGACCCAGGGCAAGCGAACGCTGATTGGATGGCGTCGGAAAGAGCTCGTGTTTCCGACGATAGAGGGATCGCAGGCGGCTGGGGCAATTATTCGCTGCACCGGAATCCTTGGGAGAGTCCGAGGCATGCAGAAGGTACTCGCCGACGGCAAGACCATCCGCCCTAGTTTCGTGCTCGTCAACGACCCGCAGACCGACACTTCGGCATTGTCCGACGCGGAATGTGCCAAGCGGGAAAAGGTGATCGGTGGCGCAATCCTGGGCCTTGGTGGGCCTGGGAAACGAATCGCAGGCTTTGCGGCCGTCACCGTGATCCGAGAGGGCGACGTAGCTGACCGGATGCTAAACCACAAGCTCATGCCCAAATGGCACGGCGATCGATGCCGGCTGGTCTATGAGTGGCCGACAAACCGGGAATTGTGGACAAAGTACTTCGACATCCGCGCCGAAGAGATCGCCGAAGGAAACGACGAGCATCCCAAGGGCAACAAGTTCTACAAGGCCAACCGCGAAGCGATGGACGCAGGGTCCCGGGTGGGCTGGGCACATCGCAAGTTTCCTCACGAGATCTCGGCGATCCAGCACGCCGAGAATCTCCGTTTCGATAATCCGGACACGTTTGACGCCGAGTATCAAAACGAGCCCAAGAAATCGATTGTTGCCGTCGATGGCATCCGCTGCCTGACCTCCGACGAGTTCTGCTTGCGGATACTCCCGACGCACCGCCGAGGGGAGATTCCCGACTGGGTCGAGCACATTACCTTGGGGGTCGACGTTCAAGGATCCTCGCTCTGGTGGGTCGTTGCCGGTGTCGGTGCCGACTTCTCCGGGGTAGTTGTCGATTATGGGATCTGGCCCGAGCCTGGGATCGACTATGTCACGCTCGCCGACATCGATCGGACCATCATACGAGCCACCGGAATCCGATCCTCTACCGAGTCGCTATTGGTCGCGCTAGGCAAGCTCCGAGACGAGCGACAAGCGGTGATTTATAGTCGCGACGACGGGACGCAGTTCCGGCCTGAGATCATGGTCGTGGATGCGGGGTACCAGACGGAAGTCGTCTATCGATTCTCCCAGATACATCAGCACGTGGTTCCAAGCCATGGCAAGGGAGTCACTGCACGCCAGAGGCCCTGGAACCAGGAGAAGAAGAAAGCCGGGGAGCGGATGGGGTTTGGTTGGCGCATGCCACCGACCCGAGGCACCCGGGCCCCGCGGTACTGCCTCGTCGACACGAACACTTGGAAGACGGCCATGATGGAACGCTGGACCACCGATGCAGGGGAGCCTGGTGCTTGGTGGCTCTACCGAGCCGCCCCGCTGCGTCACCGGATGATCGCTGACAACCTTTCTGCAGAATACCCCACGAAGACTCAGGGGCAAGGCAGAGAGCTGTTTGAGTGGGGATGCAGGCCAGGACGGGACAATCACTTCCTTGACGCGACGATCCTAGCCGCGGTGGGTGCCTCGATCCTGGGGGTGAAAGTCCCCGGCGAGTCCGATCGAGTTGTACGCCGACGCAAGGTCAGCATGAGCGACCGATCCGGACAGGATCGACCCGAGCAGGATCAATCCCGAGAGCCGTCACCGGTCGAGCAGCGAGTCGAAGCCGTCGAGAAGATCGCCAAGCGGCCGAACGATGGCAAGCTTACCCTAGCCGAGCTGCGGGCCCTCAGGCGGAAGAGTGGGTGATGGGTCTTGTTTCGGTACAGATTCGGTTGGCTCGTCCATCGAGCGACTGATCTCGTGTAGAAGATCCTTGTAGAATTTGCGACGAGCTCGGTAGTAGGCGTCACGAATTTCGACGCTTTCGGGCGACTGGTCGGTCATTTCCCATTCCGCGTACTTACTAACCAATGCCATGCCGTTTCCTGGCACAAGCTCAATCACCGCATTGCCTGTTTCTGGGTCCCACGTTCGCAGGGCAAAAGAAAAGATTCGATTAGTCTCGCGCATCAACTCGAAGAATTCTTTTTGTGACAGGACAGTGGAGAACTCCAGTCGCTTACTGCCGACGTCCCCGATCATCATCATCATTTTTGGTTCAAACATTTCCATGGTTTGCTTCTCCGAGCTGCGGGCCCTTGGGCGGATAGTGCTTTGCCAGGAACTCTTGGAACTCTGGAGATTTAACCAGGTCTTCCATGGCTTGTGCTGCCCTCTTCATCGCACCGGCAAAAAGGGCAAGGGCTTCGGAAATCTGCTTCGGATCAATCGTCTTTGGCTCACGCTTACCCATGGTTTCCCCCTGTTTGCTGCTTGTAGCCGTCCGTCGATCGCACCGCAGCCTCGACCGTCTCGGCTTTCTTGGCGACCGTGTCAAGGTAATCTGCGACGTCTGGAGCGAGCCGCAAAGTGGTGTTTCGTTTGCGAGGCCGACCGGTTACCGGCCTACCTCGTGGACGCTTGGGTGGTTCGGTGTTCTTAGGCATCCGCCGACGCCTCTTGATCGATCCTGGAAAAGCTGCAATTTTCGATCATAGCCAAAACGGACTTGGGATCCCAGTCTCTGCCGAGGATCTGACAAGCCTTAGCGATGACCTCTTTGGTCGTGTCAGTCGTCCCATGGATCTCCATGGCGTCGGCCACTGCCTGTGCCGCGTTGCTCTTGATTTGATTCGTCGCGCCCATGAACTCGTACTGGACAGCAAATTGTTGATTCTGGGCGATTATGTTTCGAACTGCTTGTCGAGCCTCGTCAATGTCAGTGTACTGGCTGTAGGCCCCCGCCGCTCCGAGCTCGTCGGTCAGTTCATCCAAAGTTGCGGTTTCGATTTGTGCTGGTGTCATCATGTCATTCGCCCTTTGCTGTTCTCGTCTCCCGCGTCGCACTGTGCGTCGCTTGTACGAGTGATTGTATCGGCCTAGAAGATTAAAAGCAATGCACTAAATCAGCAAAGGAGATAATTTTTGCAATGCTTTTTTTCTGGCGTGAAGATACCAGGACCACAACTAGGACCACGGACGGAAAATCCCTTGGTTTTTCTGGCTTGTGCGAGTCTTGCTAAGACTCGCTAACGTTGGGTTTGCTAGTTCGAATCAGACCACCCGCAATCCCCGCACTCCCATTTGGTGCCGATTGCCGCGCCTCCCAATTCAGGGGGATCGTCGAACCAAGTGGCCTCCCATACCAACTTGCCGCAGTCCGGGCACACCTTGTCGCATGGATCCCAGTCACTGTCTTCCCAGTATGGATTTGCCTCGTCCTCCGGTCGATCTGATTGCTGTGGTTCGGTCACTTGCTAAGACGCGCTATCGTTAGGTTTGGTGATGATTGGTACCGCCTGCAATTTGAGCAAGCCTACCTGCATCTCTAACACCGCTTTGGGGATGTATCGATCTTTCAAGTCAAGCTTGTAATTGAAAACCGAGTATGCATTTCGGAACACGAATCTGACCACCAGGTCATCATTGCAGGACCAATTAGCATACAGGCCCTCGCAGTGCGAAGCCTTGAAAGCCTCCCACCACTGTACAAACTCGCCAAGACAGGCAAAGGCTTGGGTGTCTTTGTCATCGGTTGTCATCGCAGTAGCTCCAATCGTCCTTTGCCGAGGATCTCTTTCACGGTGGCCTCTTTCCCGCTTCGGTGGTCTTTGACGAGCCCGCGCGAGAAGTTGTAGGTGCGAACCACGGTGTGGTCGTGAATCGCTACGTCGCGACGATCCTTGCGGACCTTGGCCTGTGCGTCGGCTTTGGCCTGGGCGATCCGCTTGTCCAGTTCGGCCAGGGCCATGCGGTACGACGCTTCACGTGTCCGGCAGTCGGCGTAGGCCGAGATTCCAGACGCATGATCGGTGATCCGACAAGCCGACTCGATCTTGTTGCGGTTCTGGCCACCTGGGCCAGTTCCCCGCATGTACTCGATCGTCCGTCCGTTTCTGGTTGATTTGGTCATCGGTCAAACTCTATCTTCACTTCTAGGATTCCGCAGGCTAGCAGCACTCCGAAGATCAGTATAGCGATCAGGGGAATCAGGAGCATCGGCCAGCATCCGTTGTTGGTCCGGGCCCGAGCTGCTTCGCGGGGGATCGCTCCGCCGCCGAGCAGCAGTCCGAGTAGTTTGAACATAGCTTGCCTCAGTTCGTGCTAGGTTTGATCCATCTGGTAATGATGCCGCACAAGCTCTGGTTGTTCTGGGCCACAACGGCCCGGAGCTGGTCGAGCTCGGCGTCCTTGGCTTTCCTGGCCTTGCAATGCTCCGCGTTGATCTTCCACAATTCGTCGAAGTTCCTCACCAGATTCTTGTTGATGTCACGGAGCTGGTCGAGTTTGGTTTGTAAGGCTTTCTTGTCCCTGACGTGCTGCGCGAGGAATCGCGTCAGTTCGTCGTTGCTTTTCTGCATGTGATTTTTAGTGTCACGCAGAAGCTCGACTTCGTCGCGAAGCTTTCGGGCTGCGTCGAAGATGGCCAGCAGGAGACCGGGATGCGTCTCCCATTTGCCGATGAGAGCCATTGCCTCATCGACACTCAATGGGTTGTCGTGGTCGGTGCTCATAGCGAGGGCCCTCGAAAGTCGTCGTCGCCGAGCGCAATGATGACGCAGAAAAACACTACGACGCAAACAGCAATGATTAGGTCCATCAGTTGCACCGGCTCCCGCAGCTTGCGTACCCGGCGATGTCCACCCAGTTGTCCCGTTTGCGTTGGTGCGTCTCGCGGGAGGTCTTCAGCAAGATCATCGCCAGTGCGACGTCTCGGGACTCGAATGTCACCCCGTCTTTGAGCTTGGAAAGGAACAATGCCGACCACATGCCAGCGGTCCGGCGGAAGTCCTGATCAGGAGGCCCGTATTGCGATTGACGACTGCCACGCGTGATCCGGGATGCTTCGGCCAGGATGTCCTCGTCGTCCTCGTCGTCGTCGTCTTGCTCGGCGGCGGTAGGGTATGGGACTTCGACCTCTAGGTGATAGTCGCGAAGCTGCATGGCCAGGCCTGCGAGCCCCATCCACTGGCCAAGATAGGTGATTCGATCTTGGTCGTCGATTCGCACATCTCGCACCCGCTTGTTGAGCCAAATGGCCAGGGTCAGCTCGGCCACAGCTCCATTGCTGTTCTCCCAGCCTGGAAGCAGGACAATCTCGTCGCACCGCAGGACGGCCTCGAGGCACCGACGCACGGTCTTGGCGAAGTCCATGCTTTTGGGAAAGGTGCAAGCGTCACGATTCGCATGCGATGGATTTGCGTACGGATCGAAACCATCGTGCTTGCGATCCTCGTCCGCTGGGCTGATGACTTCGTTGCCGGCGTCGCGCAGCTCTTTGGCGACGCGATCGAAAAGCGGGTAGTTGAACCAAGCGATCCCTCGCATCGGCCCAGCGATGTACAGGACTCGCTTGCGTTGGATTGGCTCGGTAATCGGCTCCGCGTCTGTATCGTACGCATTCGGTACCGTGTATCCGATCGTGATCTTTTCGTTCTGCATGTTCGCGAAATCTGTTTCGGGAACATCTAGCTTTTGCTGTGTTTCCGTTGGTCCGTCCATGACCATTTTGCTGGCGTCAGCAGAATGGTTGTCGAGCAAACTGTTCGGAGTTTCCGAAGGGTTCGAACTGTCCGAGATTTCCGGATCGTTGGATGCAAAGACATCGCTTAGCTTCTTTGGCCAGTCCGAAAGCGTTCGCCCAACGTTGCGATGAGAAATCGTAACGATTGCATTTCCAGCGAGCGCAGCAATGTCGCATGAGTAAATCGTCGAATCCCATGCTTTCAGCACGCCATCAACATACAAGGCCTCGTCTCCGCTGTCGTCAGTCACGGCAACAATTTGCTTGACTCTCTCGTAAGTGTCAGCGATTTCCTCAGTTGTTAAGGATTCCTTGATAACTGGTTCGGGCTCGACGGCAACTGTCAAGGATTCCTTAACAGTTGGTTCAAGCTCAAAGGCAACGGTTTTGACGATCGGCTTTTCGACCTCCGAGACCATCTGGACACCCATCTGTGAAAGGTCCGGTGGACGGTCGATCGAACCGATCTCCACTAGCGATCCATCCACCGTGTATTGCCTCCCTCCGATCAAAGTATCTACTTGAGCCTGTAAAAGCTTGCCAACAACATGCGGGTCAAAGTGCTTTGCTGCATGAATCACCCGCCATTTAAAATCCTTCACTCTCTCATCCTCCTAAGAAAAACCACCCGAAATTCCTTACGCTGCTCCCCTGCGGATCAGCGGGGACAGGTATGACACGCCGTCGATAATTGGGATTTGAAGATTCAAATGCCCGAGTCCCTTCTGCACCAACTGGATTCCGTAACCGTTGACCCAGTCGGTCAAGTTTTGATGCATGTAGAAGGGCTGGAGCTGGCACAGGCAACCGGGGTTCCATGCTCCGATCGGGCCCGAGGCGACGGTTCGTTTGGTCGCCATGTCCATCCGGTGGGTATGGCCGAACCAGATGTTCGAGTTGTACTTGGCCAAGTGCGCGGCCGCTGCGGCCTTGGATGTGAATTGTCCGTGGGTGAAGTAGCAATTATCCCGCAGGATCGTACCGGGGACATGGCACCCGTCGTACCACTGACCCTGCTTGTAGATGGGGATCTTTCGCTTGTCGAGCTGCAACACCGTCTCGGTCGAGAACAACGTGTTGAGCATCTTGACGTCGCCTCGGGATCCTTTGCCCGTTCGCAGTGCGTCGGTGACGATCCACTTCTCGATGCGTCGCTCGTGGTTTCCCTCGAGGTACTCGATCGTCGCTTGTGGTGCTGCCGACTGCAGCGCATCCAGGAACTGGTTCGTTGCCGCGCAGTCGTCCTCGAAAGTGTAGTCGGTCTCGGCCACGTAGCCCCAGGTGTGGTGCTCGGCCAGGAAGCCACCGCAGTCGAGATGATCACCCAGGAGGATGATCGAACTGGGCTTGAGCATCGCGATGTCCGCAAGCATCGCCGACGCTGCCGACTGATCAACGAAGCATCCATGGGAATCGGGGACGATCACTCGCAGTGTGACACCGCCCTTGGAGCTTTTGGCTTTGCGCGTCAGGTTCAATTTCACCGACGAGCTTCGCAATCGATCGAGGGTCTGCTCGAGCAGCTCTCGTGCCGACCGCTCTCGCTTGAGTGCAACCTCGAGCTGCTTGAGCTGTGCTCTGGCGGTCAGTAGCTCTTGGGACTCGGTCGCCTCGTTGCGGGTCCAAGCTTTGATCTGTTTTTTGAGGCTCATGAAGCGACCTCGTTCAGCCAGGTGTCGAAACCGAATCGACCCACCTTGCAGACTCTCGCATTCACAAATCGGAGAAGGTCCGCTTTGCCCGGGAACAGGTCTCGCGACTCGCCGCCCTTGTGCCAGTCGATGCAAAGCGTCTTGAGCTCTCCGGCCTTTTTAGGCTCGTTGGCTTCCAGGACCTGAAACCAAGTCTGCATGCCCTTCTTTCGTTGGTACTGCGTCGCCGACTGGCGAGCTTCCTGCAGGAGGCTGTTCGGTTTCGGGCTGGTCTTTTTGCTGGCTGGCATCATGCCTCCATGGGTTGAAAAGTTATGCGACCTCGGCGGCCATCTGCGGAGCGACGTTCGCACCGGGTTTGGCTGGTGGGGGTGGTGGCGGTGGGACTTGCAGCTTGAGCTCGTCCCAGCTCTCGCCCCTGGCTTGGCACATGCGAACCATCACCATGCCGAGGTAACCTTTGGGTTTGTCGACCTGGTGCTCTCGGCAACGTGCCAATGCGTCCAGCAGGCCTGCTTTGTCGAAGTCGGTGCCGACCCAGGCGATCCGCCAGATCTCGTCGCGACTCAGGCCCAGCCGGATCCCGCGAGCTTGCATTTCGCTCATGCTCGCTGCGGTTTCCCGAACCGATTCCCGAAATTCCAAACCCGCCGACGTCCAATCGATCGAACGACGGGTCTTGTCTGGTCCGGTTAGGTTGGGTCCTGTCCTGTCCTGTTCGGTACGGTCCGGTCGTGTGCTCGGGGGATTCCCCTGAGGCGTCGGGGGGTTGTCGGGGGATTCCCCCGAAGTGCTAGAATCCCTGAGTTTTTCCGCTTGGTCCGCAATCTCCTGAGCGATCTCACCCGCTGGGACAGCCTCAAGCCATCCGATGTCCTCACGTGAGGCCCAAGCGAACAAGTCCCGGAAAACGGACTCGGCAAAACCAGTGATCCTGGCAACGTGGGAGATCTTCAGGGGAATCCCCCGACTGTTCCCCAGCGTCCCCCTGACATGGCAGGAGGCCGCATAGGCACAAAGGGCGCACCACGCGCCATAGATCGCTGGAGCTCGTTCGGCGTCGAAGTCCTCCAGCATGGCTTGGTAGCCGGTCGACGAAAAGCCGACTGGCATGGCGATCCAAGTGAGCTGCTTCAACTTGCGAGATTCCGCTCGCTCGAATGTCTCGGTCCACTTGGCGATTCGGTAGACGGTCCCAGTCCCGGAGCTATCCATTCGTCAGGATCCTCCAGGCCTCGAAGCTTGCGAGCACGATCACGAACAACACGGCCACGACTGACGCGCAGGCCAGGAAGGCCGCTTCGGGGGTGAGCGGTGGTAGCCCTTCCCCGGCGAGGTCGTCTTGCCAGTCGTGTTTGTCATTGTCGAAGCTGTCGTCGTCGTCCATGCCGGAAAGTTCTAGTTCGTTGTACATCGTTTCTGCCCTTTCGATGGTTACAATCAGTGGCTAATCGAGATTCCGGTCGTCGTGAAAACTGAGGGAATCATCGGGTGGAACATTCAAAGCCCGCGTGGCCAGACTCAGGCCAGGAGTGTCGACCCAATCGGTGATCTCGGCCCGGAGCTCACGTTGAGCCGACGGGAGGAAATTCGCGTAGGTCTTCAACGCTGCGACCGCTGCTGGATCGCGGATGGTTCCGTCGCTGTGGAACGGTCGGAGGACAAAGCACCCCGAGTCGAGCGGCTGCTCGTCGGGAGTGCGCACGTGGTATTTGGTGTAGAGCTGGCTCATAGTCCCTTGGTCTTTTTGAGTACGGATGTTTTCGTGCTGTGGCGATTGGCACGCCACTCTGCAAAGTCCTGTCCGAGCTGCTCGGCAGCCTGGGCAGCTCTCTTGTTGATGGTCGGCCAGTCCAAATACATAGCAGGGGTGGTGTCCCAAGCTTCGTACCGGAGAATCACCGCCTCGTCGGCCAGATGCAATGCTCGCTCGTAGTTTCGCATCGCATACAATTCGCTCATCGTGCATCCAATTCGTTGGCACCGTGTTTGTGCGAGGAACGACTCAGAAAAGCTTTTGTCCGTGCGGACGCATTCGTCGAGGTATGACTTGTCGAGCTCGCTTAAGACGACCAGCGCCTTTGCTTGGGCAACCGGTCGCCTTTCGAATTGAAGCTCCGCTTGGACAAGGCTCACTGGTTGGCCTCCATCTGCACTGCCTTGCTGGGGGTCGTGGATTGCTTGATCTCCGACAACGAAACAGCACAGTAGAAAAGCAGAAAGAAGTTCAGGATCGAAAGAACGGCTAAAGGTAATAACAGCGAGATTATCGAACGGACATCCCACTTGATTGAAATGACATCCAGATGGGTGTCAAGCACAGAGTTGTTAACGGCACTGACGATACGGCATTGGGGGTCCTGTTCGCTGCTCAAGATGCCACCGTGTCACCTTTCTTGCTGGCTCGCTTGGGCTTGGTGGCCTTGGCCGACAGAGCTGCGGTGGACTGACGGCGGACGGACGCCTCAAATTCTTCGTGGTCTCTCGAAGCTATGACGTCTTTTTTGCGACGCTCGAAAGCAATCTTCTCACGTTGTCGCGAGATGAACTCAGCGGTGGTTTCCTCGTCGTGATCCTCTTCGTCGATCACTTGAAACTTATGGGTGTCGCCACCCTTCTCCGACTGGAGCTTCTCACGCTCGGCGATTTCTTTCTTGGTAACCGTCAGGTTGACATGCTTGACTCTCGAACCGATCGCTCGTACTGGATCGAGCTTGCTATGGAACGCAGCCAAGCCAGTGGGGTCTGGATCGATCTCGAAGCCAGGAAGAAAAGCCTGGACGAATTGAGCGGCCACGATCTCCCGAGCCTGGGAGACTTCGTAGGACTCTTCGCCGTAG